ATTTATATCACTTGAAAAAGGTTGTTTTAAACAACTCTTTCAAAATGAGAATACTTAAATGTTATTTCTGTTGTTGTGATATCTTCACCACCAGCTGCGTCCATCTCAATAGCTCCGATAGAAGTAGGCCACATATTGAAAAATTCATATGTCGCTATTACTGAATCGTCTCTACCTAGTTGTGATATAGTAGCTTTATCTACCATATAATCATAACCAGTAGACTGAACTGTTGAATTATCCATAGGTACAATTTCTTGCATCCATAGTTCACAAGCTGATCTAGCTGAAAAATCAGTATCATTGTAGATACCGACTGTCCAGTCTTCAAAAGTTCTGTTACCCGCTATCGCGAATGTCAAACCTTTGTGTACTATATCGATTGGGTCTATTGTCTGACCAGGCAAAGCTGCAGTCTTACATAAAAACTGAATTTTGTTACCTGTTCTTGGAATAAACACTTCAAACCTGTTAGCCCTAAGACCAGCACCGATAAGATTTGCTTTAAATTGGTTTATAGTTGCCATTTTTTAGTCCTCCTATTGTACTTGTTCTTGAGCTGATCCAGACTGACCATAGACTTCTTCGAAATCTACACCACTCCTTGATGCTACAAAGGTTAAAGTAATGAAATTGATCGCTCTTGCTGGCTTGACAAATATCGAAGCTACAAATTGTGAGGAATCAATAACACCCGATGTGTTATTAGTTTCGTCGCAGATGACTTGGTAATCATAGATTCCTCGTCTTCCTTGAACTTGTCTTAAGAAAGGTTCAATAGCCGCTCTGAAATTAGCTCTTGTAAATGAATCGTTAAATTCAAATAGTTGGAACTTAGCTGCTGTTGAAATAGCTTTCTCTAACACTATGAACAATCTACGAACATTAATTCTTGAGAAAGCACTCGCGTCATTAGCGACTAGAGTTTTGTCTCCGAATAATATTGTTCCTTGTCCTGAAAATGTAACAACTGGATTAACTCTAGCTTTATAGAGAGTATCTCTTTGAGCTTTTGTAGGGTTAAACGCTAGTTTAGTTACACCGAATATTTGACCACGACTATAACCAGCTGGTGAATACCAAGCATCGTTAGTGAAATCAGTTCTAGCACATAGTCCAGCTACTGATCCGTTGTCTGGTATATAAACATATCTGTCATTATACCTATCGTATTGATACAACCAGTTACAACTCATAGTCGCATAACTAGAACCGTTTAATGTATCGGCTGTTGCCTTAACATTAGTCGCTCCAGAAACACCAGAATCAACACAATCAGACTTGGTTGGAGAGAAGAAGACTACACAGTCTTTTCTGTCTTCAGCAATGTTCATTAGTTGATTATAGTAACTTGTTGCTTCCGCACGAGTCGTTACAGCTGTACCACTTCCGTTATCGGCTTGGTTAGTACCAGAAATCAATAAAGAAATATCTTCATTGTCTGCACTACCAAAGTGTGTGTCCCATGCTGTTATTTTTTGAGCTGTTGTTGGTTGATTACCGTCAGCACCATTCGTAAATGAAAGTGAATCTGGTAAAGTACCTGTTCCGAAAGTTACACCAGCTGCTGCTGAACCAGCTGAACCCATAGTACTACTATGATCCATCCAGTAAACATACTCTGATTTATTTTGAAGTACAGTTACATAGTAATTTGTAGTTCCAAACTCATCTTTAGCATCTGAAGCTTTTGAAAGAGCTTCAAATTTTTCTAACACAGTGCCAGGAGTTCCAGAAATAAGTCCATCTTCGTCTAAAACAACGATATGTAACTCATCAGTAACACCAGCAGATGATCTAGTACTCGCGTATGTAGATGTGCCAGGAGCTTTGTTAAACAATTGAGCGAATTCCCATTCTCTTGAAATATTAGCTGAGCTTGATACTGCTACTGCCAATCCTTGAGTGGAATCGTCTTCTTGTGCAAGTGTGACTGTAGCGGCGCCTGTAGCACCTGAGTCAAAAGTAATAACTGATACTTTGTATCGAGTTGTATCACTTCCAATTGCTGTTATAATGTCACCTACTATGAACTTTTCACCTAGAGTTACTTCTATTGAAGTCCCTGCTATGGCTGTTGTCCCATTAGTTGTGGTAACGGTTGTAGCGGCGAAAGCTGACGCTCCACCACATGCTGAAATTTTAAGTGAATTACCTAAACTTCCGGCGTATCGTGAGGCATAATTTCCAACAGAGGCTGCACCAGTGTTGTAATTATCACGATAATGAGTCAAATTCTTTATTAATAAAGATTGACCACTTGTTGTTGTAGCATTCACCATTGAGGTGGTTGCTATCCTAACTACTTTTAAGTCTATCCCGTAATCCAGAAAGTTAGCTGCAGGGTAAAAATGCTCTGCTGCTATATCTGTATTAGCGGGTTCCCCGAAGGATTCAACAAGTCCTTTACCAGAACTTACTGTAGTTACTTCTTCGGATGGCCCCCACCCGAAATAACCACAATACGCTCCTGTAGAACTTGAGACCGCAGGAATAACATTAGTAGCATCGATTTCTTGAACCTGTACACCAGGCGAAACTTGAAATGCCATTTAATTATCTCCTAATTGATTTTTTATAGCTATAAAAAATTATTATTAAACGAATAAGAGAATTATTCCTCTTATTCAACTAGTATTTATAATTTAGTAAAGTTTAACATCACCAACAACTGTCCACATATCACCACCTTCCTTATAGGTTTCTGGTATATGTTCACCACTATCGATGATACCAAAAGGTACCATATCATCTTCTATCATTTGTTGTTGTTCGTCATACAACATTTTCTTAAGTTCAATGTCTGTTAGACTCTGAAAGTATGGGGTCGTGACAAACCATGAAAACAAGACTAGGTTCATGACTAAATCATCATGATTACCTCCGTCAGCTTCATACGACTGTCCTTTACCCACGAATGTGACTAATTCATTGATTGTAAATTTATCTATTACTCTTAACTTATTCTCTTCCAACAACTCTTTGAGTGTTGAACACCCTATCTGTTTGACCTTCCTAGTCATCATCACACCAATTCCACTCGATTTAACTGAGGATTGTGTGAATACATTGGGATATTCTATATCATAGTGAAGACTATTACAAACTATTTGACCTTGATCGTTATTTTCTACAACAACCAACGCTTCATTGTACATCTTACCATATCTAGCTATAATATCTGGAAATAAGAGGGGTGATATCATGTTATCACGATATATACCTACTTGTTTGAAGGGTTTTTCTGAGACATCAAAAATAGAGAAAGTGGAATAATCCTGTCCTCTACCTCTAGCGACATCGACTGTTATTATATAAGTATTTCCCACTTTGGGTTCTTGATATAGATGTACATTCTCTTTAGTCCATAACGCGTCATGTCCTTGTAGACCCAATAAACAGTTAGCACTAATTAATGTGTTTCCTGTACCTAAGAATGAGTTACCAAATTCTTGTTCAAACTGTAATTCAGAAGTATTAGCTATTGTCTGAGCTTTCCACTTCTCGTCTCTTCCAGGCACATCCCACCAATTGATTGTGTAGGGTTGATATTCATTCTTCCCATTAACACCCCCTTCATACAATTTGTGGAACATATTTCCAATACCATTAGCTGTAGATGTGATAATAACTTTTGATTTACCACCCGAGGTAACAACAGGATAGGTTGATGTATAGAATTGTTCCGCGTTATCTACGAATGCGAACTCGTCTAGGTATAGAAGGTTGACTGACATACCACGAATTGAATTGGCTCCAGTCGCGGAAGCGATGATTCTACTATCATTTTCGAATTCAATTGAACCTTTGTTTAAAACTTTAGTGCCTGGTTGTAAAAAGAATGGAACATGCTCTAACATGGTGGTGATTCGAGCTAACATCTCTCTCGCGGTTGAACCTTTGTTGGCTAGAATAGCGATTGTTTGTTCGGGTTGAAACAGAAGATACCAAACTAGATAAGCACAGGTAGTAATCGACTTACCAGACTGTCTACAAGCTAAGATAATACTAAAACGACTCTCATCAAAGTGTGTAATTAGATCGTCTTGGTATCCACGAAGTTTGAAAGGTACTAACCCATCATCTAGTGATATAATTTTTATATAGGTTTCAATAAAGTGGGCTGGGTCTTCCATACACTTCTTGTATTCTAAGATTTGTTCTTCTGTCCAACTCTCTGTAACACCAGATCGTTTGACATTGATGTTACCTAAGTAACCTTCATTCTTGTGCATTTTGTTTTAATAACTTCTGTAATTCAGCGGATGATCCAACAAATAAGTTGTTCTGGACTTTATCTGGTCGTGTTTCATCTTTATCTAACAGTTTCATTTTCGCTTGTAAATCAATCAACTTTTCTGTAGTTTCACTGACTGTCTTAATTAATTGTCCCGCTACTTCGTATACCCTAGGATGTTCAGACTCCTTCGCTATCTCTAAAATACCCTCTATGGAGTCCTGTCCTCGTTCTATGAGACCGTAAAAGATTTCTCGAGAGTACTTATAGTCATTTCCCTTGTCTTGGTCGTTAGAAGCGACAGTAGGGAGATTTTTTTCGGCTTGTACGATTTCCCCCTGAATATCAAGGAGCTCGTCTAATTTTTGATCGACTTTACTCATAATATGTATTTATAACTATTTAGGATCGCTTGATTTATCGTCTGAATATGTTATAGTAGGTTGTTCAAACCATTCGGTTACTTCATTGTATGTAATATCATCATCAGGGTCAGCATCAGCTGGGATTGGTTCGATTGTTTGATTAACTACTTTACCCGCGTTTTCCGAGTCTGTTATCTTTCCTGTACCACTTTCCATGTATGTTCTAACATTAGCTTTTCTAATAATTTCGGATGATGTCACAGGCCCATAGATATAATTTTTCATAGTAAATTCTAAAGTATAGGTTAAGGATTGTCTAGTTTCTAAATCACCTTCGTATGTATCTTCTTGTTGTACACTCGAAAGAATAATTGGTACATCTCTCTTGTCACCCATAGTAGGTACGGTATGGATTGTAACAGTATAATCTGGTGTAAAGTAAGGAAGAATCTGTTCAAGTATCTGTAACCCATCATCAGTATTTTTTACCAAGATACTCAATGTAAATCCTAAATTGTAGGGAGCTGGAGAGTATTGTTGTTGCATCTTATTCGGATTTGATAAATCGGCTGCTCTAAACTGTGTTTTCTTGTTTAACTTTCTAGTAGCATCGTATTCAATAGAGGTCATCTCAAATCCCATTCTTGGAAGTGTCATAGCTACCGCTTTAGCTGTTGGGTCTAATGAAGCCTGTAATCTAGCGATCCATCTTTTTCTTGGCCCATAAGCTAACGGTACGGGAATTATTTTCCCATCCGATCTTTTAATAGTTATGTTATTAAACAAAGTTCCAAATACTGAAACAGCTCGTTTAATAGTTGAATGATAAAAATGATTTCCTAACATTATGTAGCGTCTCCGAACGGATTACCTTCTGAGAAATCAATTATTCCATCAGCATCTGTTTCTATATCTAAGTTAAAGGAACTAGGATCATTTGACATTTCTTGAGTTTCACCCAGACTATTTACACTTCTTCTGGACGCTAAACTGTCTTCAACAACAATGTAATCTCGTATGTTTTGGTCGAAACCTGTACCCGATTCTAATACTAATCTATCGTCATTTGTATCACTTACCATGATAGCGTCTCTACCTGTAGTTCCGTCTGTAATATAATTTGGTAATGAAACACCAGCTGTACCATCTTCAAAGTCGATGTAGTACCCTTCTTGACCAGTACCACTCATAGTGATTAAATCACCATCTAAAGTATCTTCTGCTATGATACGACCTAGTGTTGTATCTGTAAGAGAGAAAGTTTGATATGTCTCTGTAGTATCAGTTGTAGTAATTTTACCGATAGAA